TCCTCGACCCGGTGCAGCGGGGCGAGCGTGATGTGCTTGAGCCCGAGGCTTTCCATCACCTCGAGGCGGCTCTTGCCGGTGCCGAGCTCCTTGGCCTGCGCGTCGTGCGGCACGATGTGCCCGGCATAGACATAGGGGCGCAGATTGATCTCCCTGACGTAGTGCCCGAGATCGACGCCGGAGGCTTCGTAATAATCGATGATGCGGATTTCGCGCCCGATCACCTGCGCGAACCAGATCGCGGTGGCGTCGCGGATGCCGAGGTCCCACGCCGTCCACACCAGCGCGGACGGATCATAGGGCACGCCGGCGACGCGGCGCTCGGCCTCGGCACGCGCCATCAGCTTGCCGTAGTACGAGCCGATCACCGCGGCGTCGAACGAGCATTCGAACTCCTGCGCGTACTGCTCCTCGGTGAGATCGCGTCGCGCCAGGTCGAGCTCGCTCGCGGGAATGAGCCCGGTGTCGCTCGCCTTGAGCATCAGCGAGAACCAGCCCTCCTCGCGCTGCGCGCGCCGCCACAGGTCGAAGAAGGCGTTGCGGCCCTTGGGCGTGCCGATGAAGACGGCCCAACCCTGCCGGTCGGCGAGCGCGGGGCGGATGATCTCCGACCACATGCGCGGATCCATGTCGGCGTATTCGTCGAGCACGATACCGTCGAGATAGATGCCGCGCATGGCGTCGGGATTGTCGGCGCCGTAGAGCCGCACCTGACCGCCCTCGGGATAATCGACCCGCAGCTCGCTCTCGTGCACGGTGGCGCCGGAGCAGCGCAGCGGCGCCACCGCCTCGCGCAGGTAGTCCCACGCCACCGCCTTCGACTGCCGCAGGAACGGCGACAGATAGGCGAAGCGCGGCCGCACCAGGGGGTGGCGTTGCAGCGCCCGCTTTTGCAGCTCGTGCACGCACGCGACGGTCTTGCCGGCGCGCCGGTGCGTCACGATGCAGGCGAAGCGCTCGGCGCGGGCATGGAACGGCGCGAACTGCGCGCGCGGCCAGTAGTCGACCTCGACCACCACTGCCGGTGCCTCGGCCGCAGCAGGCTCCTGCCCCGCCGGCGCTTCCTGTCCTGCTGTTCCTTCCTGCCCTGCTGGTCCTGCCAGCTCTGCTACTCCTTCCATCGCACGATCACCCTCCGCGGTCCCTCGTCTTCGATCGCGCCCGCCGCCGTCTTGCCGTCCATGCGGTCGAGGATTTCCTTGATCGCGGACATGTCGCCGCCGAGCGCGCGGGTGATGAGCTTGTTCACGACCAGCGCCAGGGTTGGCGCCATCTGTCCGTCGTCGCCTTCGGCTTCGCGCCGCAGCGCGGCGCTGATCGCCGCGCGCATCGGCTTGGCCGCATGGCCGCCGTCGGGCGGCATATCGTGGTCGGTCATGGTCATCTCCGGTTGGTGGTTGGTCTGTTGCTGATGGTCTGATGTCGATCGATGCCGGCAAGAGTGTGCGCGGGCGCCGCGCTACGGCGCGTCGTCCGCCGACGCGCGCTTTCGATAAGCGATCGCCAGTCTCAGCACGTGCGGGTCCTCGTTGAAGCAGGTGATCGCGAACTTGCAGCGCCGGCACAGCAGGCCGCGCACCACGCCGGTAACGCGGGCGCGATCGACGACCAGCTGGTCGCCCGGGAGCCGTTTGCAGATGGCGCAGGCGCCGCCCTGCTCTGCCAGCAACGCCTCGTAATCCTGCCGCGACAGTCCGTAGCAGCGGCGCAACCGCCGCCACCGCTGCGACTCGCGCCGTGCCCGGCTGCGCTCGGCGGCGCGCCGCTCCGCGCTGATCTTCTTGCGATAAGCCCGGACATGCGCATCGCGCGTCCGTTGCTTGTCATGGCAACACATCTGCGTCCCCTCCTTCGGTGGTTCGGTGGCTCCGATGTCGTGGCTGTCGACGCACCTATGCGGCGCGCCGTTCGTCACGTCGCCGAAAAGCGCCTTTCGGTTACTTCGCTAGGTCGGCACGCACGGATCGCGCCGATCAAATGCACGCCTCCGACGCACGGGCGAATACCCGGCGCTGCTCCAGATCGGAGAGCGTGAAAACAGGTTTCTGCGACCGCAAGCGATCAACGCGCGCTGCCGCATCGTAAATGCAATCAGCGAACCAAGCCGAGATTTACGCGAGCTTCCGACGCTATGTCTCGACAACGCCGGCGAGCGCGAAATCATCGCTCGTCCGCGCACTCCTAAAAAGCATTCCGCCCCGGAATGCTGGAGCCCCAGGAGGGCGGCCAGCAGCGGAGCGGTCGTCAAACGCAGCTTTGGAGTGTCGCGTTTATAGGAGATTCGCTGTTACAAGTCAACTACAAAATGTAGCCGACTCCATCCCGGCGACGTGCTCGCTACCCTCAGACGAGAAGTTTGGCCCATTCTAGAGCAAGAGGAGCGGGCAGCTCTTCCCGCTGACCGCTTTCGGCATCAGTTGCATGTCCACCGAGCGACTTGGTCGCCTTATTGGCCCAGCGGCCGGCCCGACGGTACAGGGTCGAGTTGTAATTTGCTAAAGTGAGCAGACGCCGGCCCGAAAGACTGTATTGTGCCGCCATCATCGACAGACGCCTCGGGCGTCGATGACTGAGAGTTCGGTAGCACTCCCGCCTGTCAAACGCGGGATAGCTATGCCGATCCGAATCCACCTTAGCGGCCAGAAGTTCGACTCGGAGACGATCCGACTCATGGGCCTTGCGTTCGAAACGGCTCGGATAGCGCTTCGACTTGCCGACCGTGGCGATCTGGCCAATCAAGTGCTCGCGAACAAGATCATGGAGCTTGCAAGGGCTGGCGAGCGCGATCCCGAACGATTGTGCGACGCCGTGTTGATGCACTTTCAACAGCCGCCACCCCAGGCATAGGCGCGGACTCGCATTCCGCGTTCGGGCACTGACACCCTCCCCCCGCTTGACTCGGCGCACATCTGCTCTCTGATTTGTTCCAGGCGGCGATCGGGCAGTGTCTCAGTTTGAATTCGCAGCGGCCCTCAAGTTGCTTTGCCTCAATGGGCTCGCTCGCCGCACGCTCGCCCCGGCCGGAAGCGACACCGCATCGCCCCCTTGCGGTGAGATTCGCCGTAACATGTCAAGCCAAGTAATGTAGGCCAGCGGATCGAGGACGGCGAAACCGCTCCATTGCCGGCAAGCAGCAGATGCATCCAAGCCGGCGACGACGCTATCGTTTCTGGACGCAACTGGAAGAGGCCCGCCATGAGCAAACTGGTTTGGAATAAGGGAGAGCCGCCGAAGGATCGCCGTGTCTTGGCGATAGGGATTCCGAAGGACACCGGGTCCCAAATCCACCAGGAGCCGGAGATGGTGATCGGTCACTGGCACCACCAGCATGACGACTTCGTGTGCGCATCGCTGGCAGCGGACGTCCGCAAAGGAGTGCCGCCAAAATTTCGGGTCCTCTATTGGGCAGAAATCGAGCCGCCGCCGGACATCAAGCTGAGGCCACTCACCAAGCGGGATAACCAGGGGTAATCCGCGTCGTTGCGCAGGTCGTTCACGGCCGAGGATGTCAGCATGAACGGGGCGACATCAGCCACCCTCGAACCGTCTCGATGCCGCGGCGTCCAAGCGCTGAATCTTAGGGCGAAATCCATTCGGATTGAATTGCGATTTCGCTCCAAGCATTTGTTCGGTCGCATGATCTTTTCCGAAAAGTCTGCAACTTTTCGGGATCATGCTTTAATGTCTCAGTTTGAATTCGTCGCTTGACCCGCGGTTTGCGCGCAGCAAATTTGCTGGATGGTACTCACGTCCACCATCACGTGCCCGGCTTGCGGGCATCAGGCCGCCGAGACGATGCCCACCGACGCGTGCCGGTTCTTCTACGGCTGCGCGGGGTGCGGCCGTCGCCTCAAGCCCAAAGCCGGCGACTGCTGCGTGTTCTGCTCGTATGGCTCGGTGCCGTGTCCGCCGATTCAGGCGAAGGGCACGTGCTGCTCGCGGACGACGTCGGCCTCGGCAAAACCATCAGCGCGGGATTAGTCGCGAGCGAACTTATTTCGTGC